GAAGACAATCTATATGATCGTCTTGGTTCGCGTTATACTCGTGCGTTGGCTCGTTCAATGGCACACACCAAGCAGGTTAAAGCTGCTGCAATTCTAAACAACGCTTTCACAGCAGGTGCTTCTGCTGGTGGTGATGGTAAAGCACTATGTGCAACAGATCACCCACTTACTTCAGGGGGTACGTTTGCTAACGAACCCGCTGTTGCTGCGGACTTGAACGAGACATCTCTCGAAGATGGCTTGATTAAGATTGCAGGTTTTGTTGATGAGCGTGGTCTCAGAGTTGCG